TATAACGACCTATGCGCCCGAAATGGTAGCTATTAACCATCTCTGACGGGTTATCGCACTCGTTAGCGTCCTGCTCCCACGACATTCCTGAGAGGAAACAGCTTACGATACTCTCCCCAAGCGAATACACCTGCAGCATCGGTCTGCGTACCATTGTCACGGGCTGTATGGCTGGTGTCAGCTTGATAAGGTCGTACTCCTTATCCAAGCCTGCGAGAATATTGTTGTATCTATCCTCCACATTCGGCTTAACGCTGATGGTCTTTTTATCAACATTAATGGAGCAGTCCGTCTGATGGAACGAGCCAACCCAATAGGTGCTGTACTCTCCGCTCTCCGTCCAATCGGCAGAGATGGTTACGCTAATCTTCTGCTCAAACGAGGTAGCCATTATCCAATCATAGTCAGAGCCGACAAAGACGAGGCTGTTCGTTAGTTGTGCCCTGCGGAACATCTGATTTGTCTCAAAGGCATACTCCATAGCCGTATCTGCTTTCCAACGAGGATAGCAAACACGATTCTGTGTGCCGTTGTTCAGTGTAAACTTATACCTTGCCATATCAGTTCTTTACTACTCTTTTGAGATTCTTGTATATTACTATCGTGTTACCTCTGCCATCGGTGTACTGCATACGCTCGCCCTGCTCCTTGATAGAGTGAACATCTGCACTCAGGGCTGTCAAGTCTTGACTCTCTGTGTTGGCATTGATATTGATATTTGCACCATCGTAGGCGTTGAGGTACTTTTCTGCGAAAGTACCGTTGTTCAGGCTACCGATAACATCAGGAATAAGCCTGCGGTATCTACGACTGTTACGCTTGTTGATGACAGCGAAGAACTCTCCGCCCTCGGCTCTGCGCTTTGTACCATCACGCTTTGTACCTAAGTCGACGTCGTGCCCTGACTGATGGCTACCACCCTCAAGGAGTTCCACCGTACCCTCGGCATATTTCTCTGTTCCTGCACCTACGGCTTGGATTGCCTTGACCTTTGCTGCTGCAAAGCTGCCCCACATAACAGCCAATGCTGGGATAGCCCACGGGAATCCAAGCTGTTTCCAAATCAGAGATGATGCAGTGATGAGGTTTGCTGCCTGACTTGCTGTGTCGAGAGCAATCTGTAACCTCTGAGCACGTCTCTGCTGCTCGATGGCTTTCTGCTGATTCTTCTTTGCCTCGTCAACCTCCTTACGGGCTGTTTCTACCTCGTTGGCATAACCCTTAGCACGTGCCTCTATCTCGGTCTGCAAGACGTTCTGTGTGCGCTCTACCTCTGCATCTGCCAACTGACGTTTCTTGTCTGCTGCCTCGGTGTAGGCATTGATGAATTGCGATAGTCCGTCCATAGCATAGGATAGGCTGGTGTCGATAGCCTCTTTCTTCTCATCTGAGAGGTTAAAGCCGAGTATATCGTATATGTCGCCAGTCTTGGCGTTCTTCTCGATTTCCTGATTAACGCCCTCTATCTGCTTTTTAATCAGGGCTATCTCCTTGTCGGCTAACTTCTTTCCGTCAGCCTCATATAGTTTCAGCAGAGCCTCAAGGCGTTTCTTCTCAGCCTCAAGGCGTTTCTGCGTCTTTATCTTCTCGCTATCCTCCAGTTGCTCGATACCCTCCATATCGGTTTGGTACTCGAGTTCGATAGCACGCTCACGCTCACGGACAGAACGCTGTGCAGCCTGCTCCTCTTGCTGTTTCTTCTTCTTAGCGTTATCCTTTTGCTTGGTAAGGTACTTATCTGCTGATTCAGCCAGTTTCTCCAACTTGACATCTTCAAGAGCCTCAATCTGCTGGTTGTATAGTTTCTCCTCCTCGGCAGATAGCTTATGCGCCTCTTTCTTCTTTTCGAGGGCTGCACGCAGATCTTCGATTTCTCGGTCGTACTTATATACAATCTTCGTGAGTTCCTTTGACTGCTCGTCCTCGATAAGTTCCAGCATTGCGTCATCATAGGCACGTCTGAGTTTCAGGCTTTCCTTTTCCTCTTGCTCTTGTTCTTTGAGTTGACGCTTGCGCTCGGCTGCGATTCGTTTTGCGGCTGCCTGCCGCTTTTTCAGTTCCTTAGTGGATAACTTACTACCCGTAGAGGTTTTATCGCCCTGAGAGGCGTTATTTTGCGTTGCAGCGGTATTGGTAGGTGTCTTGATGAAATTGCCGTTATCGTCTACGTTGTCGGGCACTTCGTCGCCAAACTGAGAGGCAAAGGAATCCTGAGCACCCTGCTTAGAGGGCTTGAGCATCCACTTATATTTCTCCCAAAGGGTATCGAGTTTGCCAAGAGCCTTATCAAGCCAACGCACAACCTTTGTAAGCATATCCACAAGGTCACGCAACAATCCGTTAGACTGATTGATATGTAGGTTCAAGCCCTCCCACGCTGAACTGAGGGACTTCATACTGCCCTCCATATTATCAGCCATCGTGTCTGCCATCTGCTGTGCCCAGCCATCGCAGGTTGCAAGTTCGTTCCTTAGCTTGATTACGTTATCCGTACCTGCGAGGAATGTATTGAAAGCGGCTACGGAACGCTTATCGGTCAACTCAAGGCTCTCGCCCAAGTCGATACCTCTATCGTTCAGTGTCTTTAAGCCATTTATCAGGTCATCAAGATTATTGACGGGCTGTCCGAGTGCCTGAGCCAGTTTTCCGTTTGCGTCTGCGAGGTTGAGCAAGATGTTACGTGTTGCCGTAGCTGCCGAACTTGCATCAAAACCAGCGTTCGCCAGCTGACCGAGCAATGCAAGCACCTCCTCCAGTTTGAAACCAAAGGCGTTGGCTACTGGCGATACGGTACTCATCGCATTCTGTAGGTATGAGAAATTCAGTGCCGACTTAGTTGTAGCTGCCGACATCTTATCCACGAACTCAGTAGTATGTGTCGTGTCTTTCTCAAACATACGGAGTGCTGCACCTGCGAGGCTCGCTGCGTCTGCCAAAGATGAGCCAGTAGCCTGAGCGAAGTTAAGCACGGCAGGAGCCATATTCTTAATCTCGTCAGTGGTATAACCCAACTTTGCCAACTCTGTCTGCAACTCGGCAACCTCCTTAGCCGTAAAGACGGTCGTTGCACCGAGGTGCTGTGCCTGCTCGCTCAGATCTTGCACGCCCTCCTTAGTAGTGCCGAGGATAGCCGCAAGCACACTCAGGCTCTTTTCGTATTCCGTTGCCAGTGATACGTTATCCTTGATGACCTTACCAAGAGTAAGACCAGCAGCAGCCGCACCACCCATACGAACACCAAGACCACCAAGCAATCCACCAAGCTGAGGATAGTTACCTACGTTCAGCTGCATCTTGCCCGTGTCGGCTTGCAGACGTTTCATCTGCTCGTAGATTTCCTTTGTGCTCTTGATAAGTTCCTTGTTGCTCTTAATCTTTCTGTCAGCAGCAGTGAGGCTGTTCAGATAAGCCTTGTTGAGCGAATACTGGGCAGATAGCTGCTGATAACTGGCGTTCTTTATCTGCTCCATCGTCTTGATTTCCTCCTTACCACGGAGCACCATCTGCTTGTTGTAGTTATTTGCCTCACGCTTTACTACATTCAGACGGGCGATTTCCTTTGCCGTTTGGCTCAGGGCGAAATCAAGTTGCTTGTATGCCTTTTCCAGTTTAGCTGCCTCGGTGTTACTATCCTTGATGGCTTTCTGTCCCTGCTGGGTAGCACCCGACACTTTGGTAAGGCTTGCAGAGAGTTCCGATGCCTGACGTTTGATGTCCTCAGCCATCTTGCCATACACCTCCTGCAACTGCTCCAACTGACCGATGAGTTTTTCTATACTATCATCGGGAGCGATTAGGTCTTGATACCTTATGGGGTTCTGTTCTGCCATCTTGCTTATTTTCTTTAAATTTTCGTTTTAACGGGTTTTTATCTCGTTGCCTTATAACTTTATCGCTGAGAGCCTGAAATCGCGTTAAACCGCTTTATTTTGCGTTCTGCGGGCTTTCTGACGTATATAGTCATAGGCATTGTAGTATTCAAGTACGTTCATCTGCTTTGCCTCAGTGCCAGTTTCCTTTGTTATAAGGAGGCACATCGTAGCAAACTCCTTGTCGTGCGTCACCTCCAGTCCATCACGTCCACTGAATCGTCTTGGCTTGGAAAAGAGCAGCAGGTGCTCCTTGATACCATCTATGACACTCTTACGCTCGCTGTCGTACCCATCGGAGATTTGCAGCAGCAGAGTGGTGGTAAGCCTCTTAACCTCATCGTAGTACTCACGTGTCCGTACATCATCAAAGAGGGTAGGGAAGTATAACGCTAACTCCTCATCTATTTTTTTTTTGACTGAGGATAGCACCTCAGTAACATTGCTCTTTGTTGCACCACCAAGCAACTCAAGCACCTTTGTCAGCCCCTCTTGGCTTAGATCTGTCTGCGGCTGTCCGTCTATGCTCTCCACCAAGCAGGCGAAACTCAGGAACTTAGGGCTGCACTCCGACATTATAAGAAAGAGATTCTGCCGCATATTCTCGAACTCCTTTGCGAAGTTCTCATTGTCGCCCTTGCGGACATACGCCAGCACCCTCTCCACGTGTGCATCATAATCGCTTATGTCCGAGCCTATGCCTGCATCAACCAAGAGGAATCGGTTGTACTTATGGAATCGTACTATCGGCAACTCGTCTATACTGTCGAACAGACGTACCTTGTGCCCTGCCAGTTCTACCTCTTTCATACCAACATACGTGTTAAGGGTGTAGTCAGGAACGGCAGCATCAGCCACCCTGCATCATCATATACACAACAGAGGACTACGGCAAAACACATAGCCGCCCAAAAACTCATACAGAGGTCGCAAGAGAACAGACGACTAAGGAACTTATCCCCGTGTATCTGAATCCACTCTGCAATACCCCACTTCTTTACCAGCAGCACCATCATCGCTGCCAACAGAGCCACGAAAACGGCTAACTCAAGTATGTAACTCAACTCTATCATAACATATCACATTCTTCGTCAACAATCAACTCTCCAGTTATTCTAAGCCCTGCAAAGGGTTGCATCAGGAACTGGTTATCAACCTCATCGAGGCTATAACCCTGAAAGACGTTCTCCGCCAGTTGGTAAACACGGCTTATCTCCACTGCTCCTTGCTTAATCCAAGCCCTGCGGATGGTCTTTAGTATCTCCTCCTTGACGTATTCGGTATTGCGTGCGTCATTATTCTCCACCTTACGCATATCAACCCATACAATCAAAGAGAATGGTGCTCTGAGGCGATTCTGTCTGCTCATAGATGCACCGATGGTCTGTGGCTCATCGAGGACAAAGAAACAATAGTTGCCGAGGGCTGTGTTATCAGGCAGCAACGATATATACTCGTTCTTACCTCGGTACACGTTTGGAGTGAACACCTTACGCCCGTCCTGAATCTGCACCAGTCGCTCACTGCGCCCGAAGATATGGTTAAGCCACGAAAGCGTACCAAGCGCATCTTGCAGGTTCTGGATAGGCTTATCAAAGAGATATGCACGTGCAGGCTGTTTGTAAATTCTTGCTATTGCCATATTACTTTCTTCATTTCCTCGATTAATTCTCCCTTAGCACCGAAGTCATTCCATATCACGCTCCACATCTGAGCATTCAGTCCGAAGATACCAAAGCCGTACTTCGCCATAATGTTAGCAGCGTATGCCGTATCAGGCACGATGGCGAGGCTGTCATAGCCGAAGTTCACGTTGAGGTCATCGTGGAACACTCCCGTAATATAGAGGTTAGGTGCATCAGGGTTGCGCTGTACTGAGTAGGGATAGCTGATGGTCTGTTTCCAAGCGGCATAGTTCTTTGCTGCTGCCACATTCTTGAAATATCCCGATGGCTTTACGTCCTCGGAATAGAACGGGTGCAAGTCCTTTCCGTCAGAACCTTTGCCCATAAACAACTGCACACGCTGCTGCTCAACGATATGCTCTCCGTGGCGCATAAGCACGTCACGAACGAGCGTACCGCTCTGCATACCGCTTTGCAGGCTCTTGGCGTTGTTCAGCAATCCCTCCAGTGTCATACGTGGGTGTACTTAACGAATGTTGGTTTACAAGTAAGACAGATTCGGTCGATACCTCTTGTGTCGAGGTCGAGCGCATCGTAAGCCTCTTTGAGTTCCTTACCTAAGCCAGTGGCACGCCCCTGAGGGTTGCCATCAACCTCATACAGCAGGTTCTCACGGCTGGCGTTGGCTTGGTTGCGGTTTACCCTTACGTCAGGATTCATCGCCAGTGTACGGAGTATGTCTGCCGCCATCTGTTTCTGCAAGCACGTTGCAAAGATAGCACGCTCACGAATGATGAAGTCCGTAAGGTCGCAGCCGACACTCAGTTCCATATTCATACCATAGTTGTGGGTGTTCGTGTAGGTGTTCTCCTCGATGTCCCACATCTCAGGGTACTCGGCAAAGGTCTCAAGAGCGTTGACCTTGAATGGCGATACCATCACGTATTTTGTTATGGCACGCCAAGCCTCAAGCGA